GATGAAGACAATTGAGACATGGGACGTTCACAAATCTATCGTCCCTTCGACTCTGCGGCCATCCATCTCTTAAACTTCACTCCCAAAGAACGGACCCCGCCTCTCACGTGTGCTAAATGCACTTCCGGAGCAACTCCAGCCTGCGTCATAATCACGGCAGCACCCAAGAATCTGAAGATCGGCCTTAACCATGAAAGGTCAGTCGGAATATCAGTAGTTAGGCTCCGCACTGTCCTTGTATTGAATTTCACATTATATTTCAATAATGAATCGAAATCCAAAGTCATCCACGAGTCTGGAATCGCTAAGTTCACCACTTTAGCCAACTGAACATTATGTATATCCTGTACCATAATTTTACTTGCTAGGGTCGCAGCATCACTCTCTTCAAGTCCAACCATCATTAACTGTGCTATTACAGCTTCACGAGGAGCTCCTAATGCACGTAACTTTAGCAATGCTCGATCGATCTGTTCGACATCCAGCCCAGAAACAGTTCGATGCATGAATAACGTCTGCGAAAAATATCGCTTAGTACTCTCCATCATTGGGCCAATAGCATATAACTTCAGGAAATGGTCTGAATTTACCGGATCAACGCCAGCGCATAATGGCACCCTTAAGTCAATTTTAGGCTCGATTATCTCACCAGCATCCCACTCCACACGCAAGTAAGCTTCCAATAACTTAGAAAAACTTTGATACTTATGCGTATAAGCGTTCAACAAGATATCATCCATAGCAGCAATTTCATCTGCCGTAGCAACATCAGCTTCCTGAGCTCCACGATACCACCGCTCAGCCACATCGTCAAGACTAGGAGGATGAGATATTGCAGTAAATCCCGCACGACGCCAACGCATTTTACCCTCCATAACTCTTCCCTTAAGAGCAGGGTCAATATATAAGTACTCAGATAGTGCTTTAAGAAATGCTTGAGTCTCATTCTTTTCGCCCACTCGATTAGTACGTATGGGGGAACGTGGCAACTGGGCCATGTAATAACCTTGATATAGACATTCGTCATTAAACAGTCTCTCATGATCGATTGGACCCAGGACCCCATCTTTATTACAATTGTATCCACGCGCATTTGCATAAGATAGAAGATACGGTCGTAAAATGGTCAGTAATGCATACATGCCCATATCACCTGTCGGCATATACATCGAGATCTTATACGGCGGGCAACCAAAGACACGTATAGGTGGCAAGCCCCAATAAATGAATGACCACATAGGATATTGAATAGAAACAGTCTTCTGCTTATGCCGGGAACGCTGTCTAGAAAACTGAGCCGCCAACACCCAACAAAATCTGATCCATTGACGCCAATGAAACATATCATGTACGCCATTCCAATAAATGCCCATCAACACGTCCAAAGTCGCTGGCCATACTTCAGCCCGTTCTGCAGTGGCTCTCTCCTTCCCTATAATGGGATGACGACTCACATTGGGAACCCTACAACCAAAAATAAAGAACAATTTAAGATACTCAGCACTACCATTATGCTCGATGTCATAATTCCAGCCAAATTCCTTGCCAAACTCAACCAGCTTGTCACAGAACGCTCTTATCGTCTCGCCAGAAACCATACGGGTCACATTACCATCAATCATCATAATACCATCATCACCTTGACAAACATAATTACTCTTAATAGAAATAGATTTCGCAAATTTGAGCAAATTAACATCCTTGGTATTATCCGGTAGCCATAGTCGTAAAAATATGTCCATCATCGTACTATTATTGGCCGTATGCTCAGTAGACGTAGCCGTTGAACCAGAAGGAAAAGTCGTGGTATGATGCACGAATACATTCCCAGGGGAAAAGTGATCATTAACATTGTAGGTGAATCCTCTATCATAAAGACCCGCCAAATGTTGCGCCATGTTTTGCATGCCAGATATGGCAATAGAAGAAGTTATGCCATCACTGCCAATATAGCGAACGCGATCAGTTGGTACACCCATAAAAGGCCTCTGCAGATTAGATTGAGAAACACCACGATGAATGGCACCCATGATCACCGAAAGAAAGAACTGATTAGTAATAGATGCATCGCACGCTTTAATATCAATATTAATAGCTTGATTTGGCGGAGCAGAAGCACATAAGCCGAGCGGAACAACCTTCTCAATCACAGCACTACCAGACGTAGTTGATAAGTTCATATACTTATTAATATAATCCGCCACTAAAGTGTGAATAGCCGAAACCTGCTGTTGTACAACATTCATAGGCATAATAGTTCTAGGCCGGCGCTGTACTTGATTTCGCAAACCCATAGATAATGGAGACACTACAGCACGAGATAATTTGTAGAATGGAACATTAGCCACTTGCGCAGCTTGCATGATTTTAGTTGATGGCTTGACCTTAACGCCAGAAAAAGTAGGCAATTCAACATCAACAGACTTAAGTGTATCTCTCAAAGCAGCGCCAGAACCACCACGTGAAGTTACATACTGTGATCGCATGATTGCCTGAAACAGTGGATCCCAATTGCGATTATCGTTAGCAACAGCACTGGCCGCTTTCTCCCAAGCATTTGATAAATGCAGAGCAATTGATGTACTATCTCTCTTAAGATATTTCACCTTTCCAATTGGAGGTTCAAAGTCCTGAGGAGGAATTGGTTTAAGTATCACAGGTGATTGCGTATACTCTTTCATCACAGTCTCAGATGGTGCTCTCACAATGAAAATACTGCTTGTACACGCCATAGCATTACGCAGAAATTTCACGGAATCATGGTCATGCTTATCAATGGACCGTGTCAAATTACGTAGCTTTGTGACTACATCAAGACACCCAAACTGTTTACCTAGATCTACGTTCTTCTTTTCATTAGACTCTGAGTTATTTTTGTCATCACTAGTTAACGCACGGGCCCCACGGAGGCTAAATCGGTAATCAGTGCGTGGTAACAGCCATTCAATCTCAGGCACATATCCCTCAACTGGTTCACGATAACAATTGTGCAATGTGTTTGATGGAAAAATGCTTTTTGTCTTAAGAACATACCACGCATACGAACCACTATCAGCAGCATTCAAAAACATTAGGCAGGCCTGCTCAATCAAAACATTTGGGATGCGACACATCTGCTTTAATATCGCTAAATTAGCTAAATCAGTCATCAAGGGTGGTATAGCCGAAGTCATCAATGGAGATAAAGTCCACATTACATCAGCCGCAGTAAACATCCAGGGCGTACGCGAAGGTTCACCGTCCATAATACGTTTAGCAATCTCCCGAATTAATAATAATGGTAAATTCTCTTCCAGACCAGGAGGATCTGTTTGATCTAAATCACAAGGATCCGCTGCAAGTGGACAAGTCTCAGCAATGAGTAATGCTTGCAGGTATCTCTCAATAGGACCTTTGATTTGACGCGCTTGACTGGTGGCAGTGTGGTAAAACGTCGCCGCCATACGTGAAGGTCTATGACCATCCTTAGCAGCAGTATCGATAACAGTTTTTAAACGTCCATATCCAGGCAAATCTTTTACCTCTTCCAACACATCATTCATTCGACAATTGGGAACATACACATCATCATCATCTAGGAGCTGTCGACGACGCACTCTATCTGATCCATCAATGTAATAATAGTCGCCATAACTTGGTTTATTAAACAAGGTTAATGGGAGTGACAAATGAACTGTAAATTGAATATTATCCAACCACTTGTATACTTCAGATCTATCAGTCTTTGATAATTCAATAGCAGCATGCACAAAAAGATCATTCTGAAGATCACGGAGACCACTCAAAGCTTCTTGGAACGTGTGATAGACTTGAGGAACGATTGGACTTCCCATATTTCAAATGACC